GTGCCCCAGTTGCTCCTTGTGGTCCAATGTCTCCCTGTGCACCAGTTGCACCAGTCGAACCCTGTGGTCCTTCGGAACCCTGCGGACCAGTTGCCCCCTGAGCACCTTGCGGTCCAGTACTTCCTTGTGGCCCCTGAGCGCCAGTAGGACCTTGCGCCCCAGTTTCTCCCTGTGAACCCTGAGGACCAGTTGCCCCCTGAGCACCTTGCGGTCCTTGGGGACCTTGGGGTCCAACACCAGCACCTATCTCAACCCAAAATGAGTCGTAGTAGACATAAGTCTTGCCAGTGTCGGATTCATACCAAAGATCACCAGCAGATGGATCTTCGGGTGTCCCATCAGAAATGGTTATTGTTGAACTTCCACCACCGCCAGTTACCTGTGACCATGTGCCGCTGGACCTAAAATAAAATAAATTATTAGTAGTATCAATTGCGATACTTCCGTCTGGAGAAGAAGATGTTGGTGCTCCGTTTGAAGTAACGGTTACCAAGCCACCGCTAGCAACAAATACATCATCAGTCCTGAGCGTATTTGCGCTATCGCGGTAAAGGTTTACGTCGCCAGATGCAGATCCAGAACCCCATGTAATGCGCCCACCAGCATCTATCCTGATGCGCTTTGCTGAATCTCCACTTACCTTTGCAGAGACTGCCTCATCGCTGACGCTCGCAAAGTCATCAGCCCTTACTGGCGTACCTACAAACTTGGCCACGGCCTCAACCGTTCCTTCCTAGCCCCTCAAGGCTTATGTAATTTATTAGCCAGTGATTACGACACGGTATGAACTTAGTGCTGGGGCCACGGCAAAAGTGACCGTCACTTGGTTCACGGTGTTGCGCTTGACATCAGCATAAACCGTTTCATACTGCGTATCCGAGCCAGAAGCGATGTCGATCACTTGGACAACAACATCACGCGTGTTGAAGTTGTGATCGATTGTGTAGGCGGTTGCTGAACCATCACCAATTGTCTTGGCGCAAACCTTTGCAAGTTCTGGAGTTGATACGCCAGATCCAGTTGTGATATCGCTAACAAGATTTGTGCGAACTCCACTTTGTGTAGTTGCACCAGTACCGCCATTACCAATTGGTAGGGTCCCAGTAATTGCAGCAGCCTGCGCAAGGTTCAATGCGCCGAATGTCGGGACGCCGCTAGCGCCAGCCTGCAGAACCTCATACTGAGTACCAGCCGAGGTTACGTCAAGTGCTCCGCTTCCATTGCCGTAGATAACACCATTGTCAGTGAACGACTCGTTACCAGTACCACCAGCGGTAACTGCAACTGTTGTTGCATCCCATGTACCAGTTGTAATCGTTCCAAGAGTTGTAATGGTGTTTTGGCCAACATATGTTGCCGCAATGTCAACGCTGTCAGCATTAACCGTGATTCGATCACTTGTACCGACAACATCAATTGTGTTGCCAGTCTTTGTTAAGCCAGCACCAGCAGTAATCTGTCCAGCGCCAGAGAACTGAGCAAATACAAGACCAGTTGAGCCAAGAGTGATTGGGTTATTTGTAGTAAGAACCCATCCAGAGTCAGCGTTTACCGTTCCTTCCTCAACGAATGTGAACATTCCAGAGGTAACTTCAGCATTCGTATCTGCATCATCGGCACGAACTGCTGCACCACTCGCCTGGACAACATAGATGCCATTTTCTGATGCTGTCGACTGATTTTTAACAAGAACGCGGTTGCCAGTTGCAAGCGTAACCCCGTCAAGGATGTCTCCGTCCTCAAGATCTGAGGCAATCGTCAGGGGGGCAGTAGTTGCAGCGCGGACAGAAGCCTTGACGTCAAGACCAGAACGAGCAGCATCAACATAAGCCTTAGTGGCAGCGTCTTGTGGGTTTTCTGGGTCTGCAAGGCTTGTAATCTTTTGGCTATTGAATGATACCGACGCTGTCGGTGCAGTCATCTGGTCAAGACGATTAGCGCGAACGCGAGTATCTGTGTAATAGAGATTTGTGGTGCCTTCTGCAAGGTCATCTGTATCATGGTTCGAAATATCCGAAACCTGACCAGTGACATCACCAGTAAGGTCTGCCGTAATCATTCCAGCAGAGAAGTCACCAGATGCATCACGCTTGACAATGGTTGATGCTGTATTTGCATTTGTCGCATTATTGACAAGTGTGTAATGCGCCGATGACATTGAACCAGAAGAAGATCCAGACGCAGCATCGATGCTGATTGTCGGAGTGGTTCCACCAGTTGACTGTATTGGAGCAGTTGCCCCAACGCTTGTGACGGTGCCTTGCTTGCCGAGGTCAAGCCATACGGCTGAAGGAGACGAGGCCGTGCAAATCTTAAGGGTGCTATTTACCGAGTCGTAGTAGACCTGACCAACGACTGGGCTTGCTGGAGCGCTTGAAAGAACATGCAATACCGCATTGCGGAGTTCGTTTTTGTTTAGATCTAAATTATTTACGAACTTTGGCATGATTACCTCCGAGACTATTTCCCACTAAGAAAGATACGCTTTTCCACCGAAGGAGTGTGCGAAGGTCACCTGAAGCCTATTAATGCTTAGGTAATTCACATCTCCAACAACAAAATTGTCACCAGAATCCACAATTGTCACGTTCGGATAGAACCTTAAATTGTGTGTTATATCCCATAATACACTAGCGCTTGCCTGTACGTGTACATACTTTGATATGTCACGCACCTCTTCGATGGCATCTTGGACATTTGTAGAAAGAATCTCATCGGTCGGTACAAAATCAATAGTCCCAGCGTCAAGAAGTAGCGTATCGACATATTCTTTTGTAGCGTAGTTAATTGTTGTATACGGATTTGTGTTTGGGACGAGGTCCGCTAAGTCAACAGTTCCGTCTGGTGATGTTTTGCTTATTGCAACGAAATACTTGTTTTCTGCAGTTCCGTCAATTCGTTCTGTTACTTCGTATGTAACTCCAGTTGGAACTGTATAGTCATCATTATTTGCGGTTAAAAGAACGCTTATTTCACCATCAGCATCAAGCGTTGCAGTTATTTCCGTAGGCGCAACAGAGATATTGGTGCTCGTATCACGCATAACACCAGTCGCAAGGAACGTGACAGTACCAGTTGCTGGTGTTTCGCCATCGCTTTCAAAATACGTGGCAGTGACTGTGATTTGAGTAAATGCCACCCTATGCTCCCTGTATTACTGTCAACGTAATAGCATGTTGAACTATATCATCTGTTAGGTTGGCAAGTCTTTCAATTGATGAAACTCTGCACCTAAATACATTCTTGTTTGCATCTAGCGCTGCATTTTCAAGCGTAGAAACGACTGTATCAATCAGTTCAACATCCTCAGATGATCTAACCTGCCAAAGGCTGACCTGAACGAGCCTTTTCCTAGTCCTTACTGTTGAATCACCAAGCAGGTTTGGGACATTAGATATCTCATCAAAAAATGTTATATATGGGAATATGACATCTTGTGGTGCCTTATCCCTATACACCTTATAGGTAATATTCGTTATATTTGCGTCAACAAGAATTTGACGCACTGCTCCGCCTATCGAAAGAGTGCTCATCTCATTTTCCCAACATAAGAGACCTGATCGGCACCAGAATTTTTAGATGATCCAGACAACTTCTTGATAGCCGCATTTCTATTTTTAATCCAGTTTCTTGCGACTATTCCTGGTGTTATTGACCTTACATACTCAGCCGATGGGCGCATGAATGGGCGTGGTTCGCCAACAGAACTTTTCCGCCTCCATCCATATTCAAGGAACGGAGCATAATAAATATTCGCACCGTAATAACCCTCTACTCGCCCCTTATCTCCGTCTTTTCTTGACTGAGTTATCTGAGAAACAATCGATTTATAGAGCGGCCCACCAATACGCGCAGACGGCGGCTCACCAGGAGACGATGCCCTGTGAGGCCCATATGAATACGTGTATTCCTTGCCGCTACCAGGCTTAGAGATACGCTCTCTGACATCGTTGGCACCAGCATCCACTATTTGCTGAACTGATTTTTCGATGCTTGCTGCAGCAGAATAAATAACCTTTTTAAGGTTTTTATTTGCCTTTTCCAGTTCCTTGAAGAGACTTTGCTGATACGTTGTCACGCGCGACTCTTCCTTATTTCCACACGCAAATGTGTGCGCGTGTACTGGATATTTTCTATTTCATAGATACCGTCGAACTTATCTTGCAATGCATCTATCACTACAAGATCACCAATTCTAATATCGGTAGATAATGGTATTCTCACAACGCCACGAAGGATTTCGCCGAAACGCCCAACCTCATTGGGGATTAGTTCGTCTGTTCCCGTTTTCCTGATGTGGAAAGATCCAGAAACTTCAGTATCTACTGGTGTAACAACAAGAAATCCCTCATCATTGACTGAGCCAGAGTTTGTTACGTCCGTTATGCGACGTATTGTAATTTTATCCATAGCGCCACGCATGAATTACCTCACTATGTAGCGCTTGAAACTTCTGGCGTAGTCTCTTTCATCCTTGGTGAAACCACCAACACCATCTTCTGCCATCTTGTATGTAGTTCCTTCAACCGTAAGGGTATTGAGTCCCTGTGCATCGATAAGGAACTGGTTCATTTCACGTACCGAGGCAGAGTAGATAATGCGCTCAAGGGCTGATGCATCTACTGTGCTCAATCCACCGACATAACTAACTAATGCCTTATAGCCAGTGCCAGCAACCCATATGTTGTCTATCCCCCACGGCTTTACGTCATAGTTGCTTAGGTCAACCTCTACTTCATCTCCGCTAAAACCCATATAGAAAGAAGTAACGGAAGCAACTGGCGCTTTCCTTAAGAAAATCTGCCTTTGTCCAAACTCAAGCCAATGGACTTCTTCGTGAACCTGGGTAGGCGAAAGCGGCCTTCCTATGATCTTGCTGAGTTCGCGCTCCAGGAAGCCTATGATCGTAGTTGCAGCCGTCTGCTCTGTAGCAGAAAAGGTCTTACCCATGTACCTTTGAAGATCTTGATAGGTAATGATGGCCATGAAATTATTCTACCCCATACGGTTATTAGGGTTTTGCGGTGTTTTTCCAATATAGAAAACCTTGTCATATGACAAAGCCATTATGTCCATACCTAGATGAGTACCATCTATCGCAAATCCCCTACTTTCATCATTTATATTTATGTCAGTAGCAACGACAGAGCCAAAAATGCTATGTGTCGCAACTGACATCTCATCAATTATTTCCCACTTATAACGAACTTCTATATCTATGTCCATTTCATGGGCGGCAGATATCAAACCCCTCGTAATGATTGCATTGAATATCGAATCATAGGGGTAGTCTTTTGAGTCTTTTTGCAATGTAATTGTTACATTTGCAAAAAGTTGCTTTAGATATGAAAATGGTTGTGGATTATCCCAAGCCGCTTGATAGTCAATTTCAAGACTTGGTGAGTTGTCTTCTCCGAAGTCCATTAAAGGTCATTTCGCTTCCATGCTAAACGGACTGTTTACTGCGATTGGCATAATTTTGTGCTTCATCGCTTCTTCAACAGATAACCTATCACCCTTCTTGACTACGAGAAGTGTTCTCCCATCCTTCGTCTCATAGATATCGCGTGGTGCAATTACTGATATGTTTCCCATTTCACCTCCATTCTCTACTATCAAATAATCCTATATTACATCAACAATAAGATGAACCCTGTCTATGTTCCCATTATTAATCACGGAGTGGAATCTATCCGTATTGTCTATTAGCCATATTTGGCCAGCCTGGAGATTCCTCTTTTCATCACTAATTGTGAATATGCAATCTTCATTTGTGATGACTGGTACGTGTATGCGATGAGTTTTCTTTGTTATCGGGCCAACGTCTTTATGCCTTTTAATTTCTACCCCAGCGCGAAGTCTTGTAAGCATCGCCTGCTTTGCTTCAACATCTCCAAGTTTCTCCCGAATTGATTTAATCAAATCAAAAATATGATCACCAAATAATTCATAGTGCTCATGTCTTATATTTGAACTAATATTTAACTTAAAATCATAAATAATTGGGATTGTATCTGAATACTCTGCCGCAATCCCAGTATTTCTTTTTTTGTATTTAGTCCAGTCATTGTTTGTAAATAAAGAAACTTTTTCTAATAGTTTTTCGAAGTTTGGCAACGTGCCTAGATAACTGAAACCAGTATCTTCTTTCATATTTCTTGACATTAATAGAAAAGCCCCGCCCACGCAATG